ACCTCCGTTCCCGTTTGTTTTTATTTCTAATCCAACATCAATGTCTCCATTCCCAAAACCTGCTACAGTTTCAGCAGTGTCTGAATTGGAGCTTTTTACATGAAGCTTTTCAGATGGCGACTCAGCGCCTATGCCTAGGTTCCCACTTGTATCAAAGCGAGCCATCTCTCCTTCCTCATTATTAAAAATGAGAACATCCGAAGCCGCAGCCATGACGATTGGATAGTGTACTGTTCCAGCCGTATTAGTTACGCCCAAGCTTAAAGTTTGGTCAGCAATGCGATGACGTAAGTAACCAGCTCCGCTTCGGTAAATATCGTATGCTCCGTTGTAGTTTTGAGTTTGTCCGTCAAACTGTACGGTGGAGGTGAAACGTCCCGTTCCATTTACATCGAGTTTGTAGGAAGGTGTGTCATCGCCAATGCCTACTTCACCGTCTGAGGTAATGACAACACTTGAAGACGAACCATCAACTGGCCGAAATACATGAACACCTGCATCATAATAAGCATTGTTACGGATACTAACAGTAGCATGATTTGATCCGTATAATTCAATATTTGCACCAGCAGTATCTCCTCCTTGGATAATAAGATTGCCTTCATTTCCGGACTGTTTAACAGTCCCATCTACCGAAATATCTCCAGATGCTGAAAGAGTAGTAAACGATCCAGTGCTAGCGGTAACGGCACCTATAGGGCAGTTGTTTAGCGATCCCCCCGTTAAAATTTTATTAGACAAAGAAGTGTTGATTGCTATCTTTGGGGGACTGTCGGCTGTTAAATTAAGACCACTTGACGTATCAACTGGGTCCGAAAAAGTAGCTGAGTTCACAACAGCATTCAGATTAGAGGATGTAATCTGATTGCCGTCCGAGTAAGAGTTTCCTGTAGTTAGTATAGCCATTATTCTGCCGTTTCTAAATTTCTAAATGTTTTTGCACCTGCTACCTTTACTGAACGTAGCTTAGGTCTTCCTGTTGTTGTTTCTAGTGATAATTGAATTCCGTAAGCTCTAGGATTTCCTATTCTTCCACGTATAGAATAGTCTTCATTAGCGGATAATATATTGCCTCCCGTCTTTCCAGCTAATGCAGAAAGTGATCCTAGGTCAATGGATGAATCAATTAAGTTTCCAGTAACAGGATCAACAGCAGTGCTGTCTATGTTTTCCGTTATAGCCGAAAGGTTTGCATCTGAATCCTGAGAGGAGGATTGTACGTTTATTTCAAAATTGTTCCACTTCTTCCTGTCTATAGACCTAGCGGTGTACATTCTAGTGGTTGCTAAACCGTTTATGGGGGCGGTAGTAGTTGGTTGTCCTACAGATGGGATATATTGATCTACCGCTGAATCTGAAGCCTCTATTCTGTGAACACCTCCGTTTGAGTTCACAGCGTACACTCCTCTGTTTTCTCCTCTACCAGCAACTACTAAGTTTGAAAACGCCCATTCCTCATCAGATACAGAGTCTATAGACTCCCAGTTCTTGTTAATAAAATTATATATAATAACTTTATTATTGTATTCATAAGAACCAAAAGGAGCAGCTAAGTAATACCTGTTGTTAAAATAAACACCAACTGATTTATGTGCGTAATTCTTGTTTATCTTCTGTATCGTACCATCTATGGGTTCAGATATTGGAATATCTCTACCCCTCAGATTGTATAAGTCCTGAAAATCAACTCCGTAAACTCCATTATCAGATAAAAATATTAAATTGTTAGCTACTTGTACTACGCTTCTTCTAGCTATGCAACCTACTTCGTTTGTTATTAAAGTGTTCTTAGATTCTGAAATGTCAACGCTGTTACTTACAACGTGTACGCTATTACGGTTAAAGACCACCAGTTTGTCATCCGAAAATGAATGGAATCCTACTATGTAGTCAGATGTTCCTGCATTAAATCGGAATTGACCATAAAGATAATCGTAAGTGTCCGTGTCCAAGGTTTGAGAAAATATAGCTTCATCCTGAATTCCTCGGTTTTCTATTGTAGTTCCAGTTGCATCCTCGCTCATGCTGTACCTATATGGGACAACAAGCCTTCTTTGATGATATTCCCCAAATGGAGGAGCGGGCATATGGAAAAATCCGCTACCTTGAGAAGGTACTTCACTTAAGATTGGAGTAGCGAGTAGACTTTCTCCGTCAGTGACATGGATTACATTTCCGTCAGAGTCTTTTTCTCGACCTTCCTCTGGTATAACAAAAGTAAATCCATCAGCAACTCCAACGGTTACTCCTGTGTATGACCCAGAAGCATTGGGGTTACTGTCCGTGTAAATGACAAAAGATGTTGATGACAAAACATCTTGCACGACTCTTTTCCCATTTATTGCAGCTTCAGAACTTGTAAATCCAGAAATAGAAACCGGTTCTGCTATTTTAAGATCATGAGCAACATCTGTAGTTATTGTCACTTTGAACAGTGAGGAATAGTCTCCAGTACCTGAAGTAGATTCTGCTGTATCAATATCTTTTACTCCATTAGAGTAATACACATCCTTTACGGTGTACTCGAATTCGCTAGCAAGTCCAGATGTTTGACTGTCTTCAGTCCTGCTTACAAGAAATATTTTACTTCCAACAGAAACACTGCTGCTTTCTGCAACTGTAGCAACGCTGTCCGTTATTTTAAAAGTTCCATCAGATGTGCTTATGTGTATAGGCTGGAGGTAATCACCGTTTTCAACCAAATTAAAAGAAGGAGATCCAGTCAAATCACCGTCCCACTCCATCGCCACCTCACCGTCTCTAAATATAATAACTTTATTAAAAACTTGAATTGCGGTAGCACCAGATGCAGTTTGGTTTACTGGGTAACCAATTTCAGTAATAGATCCATCTGAGCATTTTACAACCGCAGAAGAGGTAGTGCCCACACAAAGAATATAAGATTCACTTCCATTGTTGGGATCACTGTACTCCAAAGCGTATTCTATTACGTTAGCAGCATTGTCGTCTAAACTTAGCCCCCTGACTTCTGCGGAAACTATAGATGTAAGGGAAGTTAATCCACTAACAATAACACTTATCTCAGTATCGCTAATTCTTGTTATTAAGTAATTACCGTCTATTTCTACGTTACCTAAAAATTGATTTAAGAAGAAAACATGGCCGTCGTAATCAGCGGATATTCCATGCCCCCCAGCAAAGGTAATAGTAAGAACTCCGGTAGAGCTATCAACAGATGCTCCGCTTGGAGGGTTTGTAGTAGGGTTATCAAAAAGTTTTAGTTTAGAATCTGTTTCGTTATCTGTGAACAATACAGAGGCTTGAAACGGTGAAGCTAAATGTTTTATAGCTTTTCTAGTCTGCCACTCCCCATTCAGGTCCAGTCTTCCGTTTTCAGATACGCTTAAAGTGCCGGGCCTCAACTGATCTGGACGCAGACGATTATTAAAACCGATGAACCCAGTATCAAGTTCCTCGGTAATTTTATCATCTACCTTACCGTAATTGTCGTACCTAGCCATTAGCAATTCCAAGCCCGACGACTCCAGTAGTTCGCAGACAACTTGTTTTTCTTACCCTTTATTCCACCTGACCTAGCACAATAGGACTTCTTCCTAGCTGGGTTACTCTTTTTGATAGTCATATTGGAATCGCCAAAACGAACTATCTTTTCCTTCCCACCCTGACAGGCTTTTACAACAAACTTCTTCCCACCAGACACTTGTCTGCGAGGGACGTTGCACTTCATGTTTTTTTTATTTATTTTTGCCACGTCTTACTGCCTTTACTCTTTGAGGTCTACCTGCTGGTTGTCCCAGTTTTTTCTTCTGGGCTATTCTTGATCGTTTCTGTGATGCAGTCATTTCTCCTTTAGTTACGGGAGTCTTGCTACTTACACGCTTAGATGGTCGACAGTAGGGTGTGCCTCTCTTTTCTCCTTTACGGCGACCACAAGGCTTACCAGTGCGTACATCTACCCACTTCTCCTTAAACCACCGCCTAAGAGCAGCACCTTTCTTTGTCTTTCGATCCGCCATTACTTCTTCTTGCGCTTACCCCAGTTAGCGGCACCTACCTTACGGCACTTGGCTATCGCTCCACTTGCGTACGCAGATGGGAACACCTTATAACGGGCTTTAACTTTTTTATAGCAAGCGTCCTTAGGCATAACTATTTCTTTCCTTTGCGGCCTTTACCGTAGCAACCACATGATTTGCGTTTTCCGTATTTCATATCTATAATTCCTATTTAACTTGTGAACTTCCGAAATAAAAACCCAGTAGAGCTAGCATTCCTTGCCTCACTTCTGGCAACAATACGAACCCCTCTAAGTTTTTCCATTTATCTACTCCTATTCCTAAAAATTTAAATACTCCCAATTTGTTCGCCTCAACGGTTACTGG